TAGCCGATAGCCGCGTTGTCACCAGCCGCTGTGTCGCCGCTTGGCTCAAAGGTGGTGGCAGCCATCATCAAGTTGCATGTAAGGCTTGTATCAGCCGTGTGTGTCAGCGTGACATCGCTGTCTGCGCCAAACTTTAGCACCGCACTGTCTGACAACAACATCACATCATCACCCAATACCGCGTCTTTTGCCACTGACAAACCTCCGTCAGTTTGCAATGATCCGTCAGTAGTGCTTGTGGCGTCTGTTGTGTCATCTACTAAAACCCGACCAGTGAATGTCGCCCCAGCTGTGCCGACTAGCGTTTGGTCGCCGCCAGCTGGTAACGTCAATACATTGGTGACAGCCGCGCTATGTGGTTGCGCTTTCACAATTTGCCCATGGCTGTTGCTTTCACAGTTAAACTGTATTGAACCCGGATTGGTATTGCCTTTGACGGTCACATGGCCGGTGCCATTAGGCGCAAGCTCAAGGTCACGGTTGCTGGTCGTGACAATATCAAAAGTTACCAAGTCAAGGTCGCCGCCAAGCTGAGGAGTCGAATCGTCTGCAACATTTGAAATTGCGCCAGACACTGCAAGCCCGGAAACTATAGTGCTGCGCTCTATTTTCTTCAAACCGCCGCCAGACGTATCAACGGCTAGAAACACATCATCATCAGCTACTGTAGAAATTTCCGATAAACTTGTGACGCTGACAGGGTTGAAATTGGTGCCGTCTGCAATCAACAAATGACCAGCTGTGTTTGTTCCCATCGTTATATCATCGCCGGTCACGGTAAGATCGCCGCCAACTGTTAAATTTCCAGCGACAGCGGTGGTGCTGTTCGCAACCGTAGCGTTGGGCGTAATGGTCAGGTGCGTTACATATGACCCAGCACTGGCTATGTCATTGCCTAATGTCAGTGTGCCGCCGTCTGCGATGTTGAGTTTCCATTCATCACCGGCATCATCACCCTCATCAGCCATCAGGGTAACAGCCAGCCCAGCGCCCTCTGCCGCCGCAATCTTTAATGAGTTTGTTGTTGCCTCATCATATTGAATGGTAACGTCAGTGTTTGTGCCGAAAGCAATCGTTTTGTCGTCTGGTATGGTGATGCCCTGTGCAAAAGGTATCGCCGCCGTGCATGTCTGTGTACCGTCTTTGAGTATTGTAGTGGTTAAGCCAGTGGCAAAACCATCAAGCTCCGTATCAAACTTGCTGGCTAGAATTTTGACGCCATTTGCCGCGTCTGTGGTGCAGTCAAATGTACGACTAAAGGTTCCGCTTGAGAATGGCATTACAGTGGCCCTCCGGGTGCAAATGTATAGTGTGCAGATATAAAGCTGATATTTTGGCTATCAGTAGCCACTTTGAGGCGCAACGCGGCGCTGTATCCTAGCCGGTTGACGGCGCGGCGGCGGCGCGTGACGCCCGCTCCACTGGCATCGGCATAAAATGATGTATCCCACGCCGCAATGTTCCACGTTGCCGCCTGTGACTGAAAACTGACCGTTGACACCAAAATACTAGATGTTGGTGCCTGATCAACGCCAACACCAAAATCAAAGTTAATATCTGTCTCGCCCTCAATCATCGGTTGAACAGATGCAAACCGTTTGATTTGTCCACGATCTCCGAAATAGTTGTAGCTGGTAACAAGATCGCCCTCGATGTTTGATCCATCATCGGCATCGCCGCCAACCTTGAAGACCTTGCCGCCAGTGCTTCCAAAGTAAGTGTCACCGTTGAATTGACCCCATACGACTGCCGGTATGTTTTCAAAAATGCACCATGCCTGCACGATAGGGTTGTAAACGTGTTGCCGGAACGGATCAACGCCATCGCCAGACGGAAAGTTAAAATAAACCTTGTCACCGTCTGGGCTGACAAATATCTGCCAGCCGGTCGATGTGCCGGTTGCCGCAACCTGTGCAATCACCGTACCTCGTATTTTTTCAGATATGGCTTGTGCTTTGTTGCCAATCAAATCTGCGCGAACCACTTGTGAAAGCGGCAGATAGCCCTCTTTGGTCATGACAACGACATCACCACCAAGTTTTGCAATTCCGCGTTTTTCGTTGACAGGCTCTGCAATCCGAAACGTACCAACCAAGCTAAAATCACTGCTTGGGTTTGACCCGCTGTAAATTAACACCTCACCTGATGTCATCAGGATCACAAGCAAATCATCAACGCCGTTACCGCCATCAATCGACAGGCTGTTGATGCTCAACACATTGCCACCAAACGTACCAACCAATCCGACAGGAAACTTGGTAAAGTTACCTTGGAACGTGTCAACACTAGCGCTGTAATAAAAATCTTGGCTGGTGCCTGTCCAATAATACACACGGTTTTTGTGTGCATGAACACCCGACAAGGTGTTTGGGTTGACACCATCTGACAATGTAATCGACAAATCTGATGTCGCGCTACCGTTCCAGCTGAATGGCACATCAGTGCCAGACGGCACCACAATCGTCAAATTGTTAAATTCGATGTGTTCAGCGCGTCCGTTAGCCAAGCCTGTTTTTTTGCTAACAGCGGTGCCGCTGTCTACTTGATACACCGTGCCATTTGACCCAATCGCCAATAACTGCCGGTTGGCTCCCGCATGGTGTTCAAACAATGTTTCTACATTTCCGCTGCCAACGCCCGTGCAAAACTCTGTGTAGCCATCACGCAAACTTACTTTTTCGACAGTAGGGAAAAAGTTAGACATGACCAAAGCATCGGTCGGGGGCATAGCATCAATCGAATCACGGCTATTTAGACCGCCGACAGGCGCTGGCACCGACACAGCCTTGACCGTATAGCCTCTGGCGCTTCTAACTGCTTGTAACATTAGATTCCAAATCCGCTGTCTGGTATGTTGTAGCTATATGGGCTGACTAAATATGTTCTGTGATCATCTAGTGATAGGACAGGCGCACCACCAGATCGACTGATTGCTTGACGCAACTCTATCTGATACTGGCGAAAATCCTCATCATAAATTAAGCCATGAGACTGTTTAAAACGCCAAGTAACGCCCATCTCAATCAAAAGCTCATCAAGTATGCCAACATCAGTATCAGCGGCCATAGCGGCTTGTGATGTGCCGCCAGTGGTCTGATTCCAATGGCTCGATATGTATTCAAAGCCGACTGTCTCTGTGGCGGTAGGCGTAGGCGTAATGTCGAAACGCAACACGTTTGACGCGGGCTTCAATCGAAATCTATCGACAACGCCGCCCGTGACTGTGCCAAACCTGTCAGCATGATATTGTTGCGGCGTGATAGGCCCAACAAGCGCATCAAGCTCTGTGCGGTTATATGCTGTGCCAGAAACGAACCTGTCAAAATCTGTCGGCAGCGCATAGTTTTGCGTGCCACTGGCAGTCGTAAAAGTATGCTCTTTACTGAGAATAGGCCAGTTGTGCGCCCGCATCAGTTGCTTACCTTCCCGGTTGATAAGGACTAAAAGTTGTCGCGCAATCGGGTCAGTGTTGTTTACAACTGTTGTCGGGCGCTCATACCCGATAAAGTCGCTAACTGCTTGCGCTATTGTCAGCAGGCTCATTTTTCACCTCATCGGCTATTGATCGCAAAGTTGACGACGATACAACGACCTCTTCTTTGACCTCATCGACTAATTTCTTTTTGCTTTGTTTCGCTTCAACTTGCAACTTTGCAATTTTTGATAGCTCAACATATGGCTCGCCAATATTTCTCAACCGTGTCTCATCAGCTGATGCCAGCTGTTCCACAGTTTCGATGTCATTTAATTCAAGCTCACAACGGCGCGGCTCTGTCATGCCGGGCAAATCATTGAGTTTTGTGCCTTTGGCTTTCTTGCGCTTTTCTTTTTTCTTGTATGCTTCCCACTGTTCTGGAAACCTTGAGATATCTTCGGGACGCGCTGGGCCTTCCCAAATATCCCTCACACCTGTGATTTCGATGCGGCAGAAATCACGCAATTCGCCGTTCAATTCACGTTGAAAAAAAGTTGGTTTTGTAGACATCAATATCTCCCGTTATTGAATAAAAGAGGGGCAAAGCTGACGCCCTGCCCCTTTTGAGTTTACAGAGGAAACGTGCAAATAATTTCCTTGTCGCTGATGTCGCCAGCAATCGCACAGATATTATCTGTCGCGGCGGCTGAAACATCCAGAGTGCCGTCAGCGGCACCTGTTGGTGTCAATGGATCGCCATCGGCACCAGCGGTCAACGCGATGGTCAGTGTTGCGGCTCCAGAAACTTGGAACCAGCCATACTGTCCATCAGTCATTACTGCTTGGATTACACCCGCGCCGATCTCTACTGAGTCCGACAGATCGCTGGTTACTTGAAAGTTTTTGTAACCATCCAGAGTGTAATAATAAGCTACCTCACCGGCGACAGCATCTGCACCCGCTGTACCCGTATCATATTGCAAATACTTGTACATGCGTGTGCCATTCGTATCGTCAATGATCGCGCCAAGCTGACCCAACTGAAACTCAGGAGTGTCATGCACGGCGGTTGGGTCAATCCCCATTACTGCTGCTAAAGCCATAACAGTTTCCCTTCCTTTAAGTGTGGATCACGCCTTGGAGAGCGCGGTTTGAACAGGTCAAGTTTCCTGACCAGAACATTGGCGTCACCATAGCGTCTTGGTTGACAGACATTTTTGCTTCACCGGGTACGAAATCACGAGCCGCCGCAACCTCTAGTCTGAGATAATCGGTGTTCAAGAAATACATACGGTTGGTGTTACAGCTTGAGTCAAACACAACATCACTGTTGAGATACTGAACGCTGGTGAAACCAGAGTTTGCCAGATCATCGCTAGTGATACGCTGAATTGCCTGCAAGCTACCCAAAAACGCCTTGTAGGCATTTGTGCCAGCCATAACAAGGTCAGGGCTGTCTGCGCCGCGAACAAGTTGCAAATAGATATTGTTCATATCTGCCTGCACGTTTGCGGTGCTAAATGCGCTTGACGTTGCTGTGGTCTGAACATTTTGCCAGAAAGTATATGTTGATGAATTAATGCCACCAACAGTACCTGTGCCAGCATCAGCCACGATCAGCTGTAGACCGCCGACCTCTTTACCTGATGAACCAGTGCCATCAGAATAAATAGCGGTTGACAGGCTGTTCATCATCGATTTTTCCAGCACGTTGATACGCGCTTCGAGCAAATTGATGAGTGCTTCGGTGCCTGAGTTTTTGATTTGCTCAAGACCAGAGATTGTGACGTTACCAGCAAGTTGCTTGTAATCGAACACAGCGGCGGTCAATACATCAGCTGGTGAAACATCAAGTGTTTCATAGCCGCTGTAAAACTGCACTGTGCCGTTGTCAGCATACTCTAGTTCACGGACAATATCGCGCCCTGTTACAGACGTTTGATTGCCATTTTCGCGTAAGCGCCGCAACAGCGCGTTGTGGTTGCTTACGTTGTCAGAAAGCGTCCGACTGCGGTTACGCAGTGTGGTCGTGACGATTTCCGAAAGATTAGGACTAGCCATTTACTAGCTCCTTCCATTTTCCAGTTGTCGAATTGACGCATTGATTGTGTCACGAATAGACGCATTAGCTGGGAGCGCGGGCGCGGCTGGTGTTGCACTGCCTCTGACCTTTGACCGTTGTGCTTTTTTAGCTTTTTTGAC